AGCACTTGTCGTGCTCATTGCCGCGGGAGTTTGGTCGGTTTTGCCTGTTTTGGCCGGCGCGGCAGTTGCCGTGATTCTGTCGCTGGGCATAGTCGAGGCGGCGAAGAAACGGCTCCTTTGATTTTTGCGGGTGTGAGTCCCGCAGTAAACGAATCTTCTGATGGGTGGCTTTGGCCGCCCTTTTTTGTACCATGGCTGAACAAACAACTACCTTACGGGTTGTCGCGCGAGACGACGCTAGCGCGGTTTTATCCCGAATTTCTTCAGGTCTCTCGGGGTTAGGGCGCGGGATCAACGGATTGAACTCTGGAGGTCTTTCTCGGATAGGGGAAGGTTTGAGAGGTCTTGCTACAGGCGTCGGTACTTCACTGATGACGCTTCAGTCAACGGCAATCTTCGGTGGTGCATTGGCGGCCGTAGCACAAATGACCATGATGCTTCAGGATGCCAGCACATCCGTCTCGCAACTCTCAAACCGATTTGGCGTCGGCACCGAGCAGATCCAGGTTTTCGGAGATCTGATCAAAACCTCCGGCGGCAATGTTCAAAACGCCGCGACGGCTCTGAATCAGTTGGCTATTTCTATGCAGACGGCCTCGCGAGATCCGGAGCTTGCCTACGCATTCCGTCAAGTTGGTCTGTCAGTGCAGGACCTCCAACAGATGGATCCTGTGGAAGTGCTCCGGCAAATGTCGGAAGCGTTTGCCAATCCGGCTAACACGAACGAGTTGGCCAAACAAGCCATCCTAATGAAGACCATGGGGCAGGATGGTTCGTACTTTCTGAACACCCTAAATCAAGGCCCGGACGCCTACAACCAGAAACTGCAGGAGATGCGGGCTGAGGGGACGTTGCTGTCGCAGAGTCAGCTGCAAACGGCCAGGAGCTTTTCAAAAGCATGGTCGGATGTCGGCGAGGTTGTAGAGAGCATCAAGCTTGATTTCGGGTTGTCTGCAGCGCAGGCGTTGTTGCCGGTGCTGCAGCAGATCTCCGGGTACCTGAAAGATCCGGAACAAAGCGCCTCCATCCGTGAGGCGCTGAGGTCTTTTGCCGAAAGTCTGCCGGCGCTTGCGCAGGGGGTCTTTGTGCTGATCCGCGGATTCGTAAGTGGCTTGAGCATGGTTGGCCAGGCGGTTCAATGGATTGAAGAGCACTTCGGATCCGTTGGGGTGGCAATCGCCGGTTTAATGCCGCTTTTGCTGCCGTTGGTTGGGCCCGTCTTTTCCATTGTTGCAGGGGTCGGGCGTTTGGTCGCCATGATCCCGTCGGTGGTTACGGCGCTCGGTCCGGTGCTTGGTGCCCTTGGCGCTATCGGAGGAGTGGTCGGACGATTTGCCCCGTTGATTTTGGGGGTCGGAACGGCCTTTGCCGGCATCGTTCCGATTGTCGCAACGATTGCCGGCGGCGTGCTGACGATCTACCGCAATTGGGATTCGATTGTCTCGAAGGTCAAAGAGTTCGGATCGTCGGTTTGGAATGCGCTGTTTGGTGACGATGATGACCAGGGAAGAGATGCAGCACAGCGTGCGGCCGGCGTCGGATACGATCCTTATGCGGCGGCCCGGACGCTTCAGCAGCGTGATGCCCGGGCGGAAGCTCGCGTGCGTGTCGAGGTGGAGTCCCGACAAGGCTCTCGAGCGGTTATTCGTGAGGTGAGCCGTGAGGGCAATGTTGAACTGGATGCGTCGCAAGGCCTTGTGATGTGTGGAGGTGACTGATGGCTTGGAGAGATGAACTTCGGCCGGCCAGCTTTCGCGGGGTGTCGTTCTATGTAGAGGGCGGCACCCTTACTTTTGGACGACGTCTGGCCATCCATGAGTACCCGCAGCGCGAGAAACCATACGTCGAAGACCTTGGCAAGAAAGCTCGGGTCTATCGCTTGGAAGCGTTCGTACTCGGCCCCGACTACATGAAGGACCGAGACGCGCTGATCGATGCACTGGAGACGCCCGGCGCCGGGCAACTGGTTCATCCGTATTACGGCTCGCTCGTGGTCACCGTGTCCAGCGACATCGATGTCAGCGAAACGTCGCAGCAGGGCGGCATGGCTCGCATTTCTGCAACCTTTGTCGAGGCGGGCGAACTGAACGCTCCGGAGGTGACCGAGGATACTGTCGCGGCGGTCGAAGAGGCCGAAGGGACGTTCCTTGATGATCTCAAGGACTGGTTTGCTGAGACGTTCGATGTCTCGGGGCTCGGAGACTACGTGCCGGATGCGGCCATGGATGCCATCAACACGCTGATGGAATACGAGAACATGGCGCTTGGCGCGCTCGGTTGGATTCGCTCTGCCGTGTCGTCTGACCTCAAAGTGCTGTTGCCGGAAGTGCTCGCAAGCAAACTTGCTGCGCCCTCTGAACTCGCTCAGGGCATTCTGATGTGCATCAACAAGGCTCAGGTCATCGGTGAGCTGGCCGATTTCAAGGTGCCGAGAATTGAGAGCGAAAACATGAACGGAGAAATCCGGCAGCGCACAAACACTAATGCGTACGCTTTGGAAAAGCTTGTGGCCGGCGCTGTGGTTTCGCGGCAGATCCAAGAGGTGGCGCAGTTGGTCCCTGCGGCAGTTGAAGAGGCGCAGGCGGCCGATCCCTCTGCCGGCAAGACCGGCATTGAAACGTCTGCCGGGACGGCTGACACAGACAAGGTTTTCACGCTCGATGATGCGGCTGCGGCCAGAAAGGAAATTGTCGAGCTTGTCGACACCTTGCTCTTTGACGAAGAGTTTGGTGAAGAGCCAAGAACCTCTTTGCTGAACCTTCGTGATGCCGTGCTAGCGCATCTTGATGGGATCACGCCGAGCATTCCGTCGGTGCGCTCGGTCAAGGTCAATCGAGTGATGCCGGCCATTGCTTTGGCCCATCGATTCTACGGGGACGCTTGGATCGAAGACGGCCGCGAGGGTGAGCTTTGCCAGCGCAACGGCGTCCGGCATCCGGGCTTTGTGCCGGCAGAAAAAGACTTGAGCGTGGTTGTCTATGAATAAGGTTTGTTTGAAGGTTGACGGAAAGGTCTACTCCGGATGGCTTGAGGTGAGCGTTCGCCGATCGATGCGGGCGGCTTCCGGCGGCTTTGATCTCAACGTGACGGAGCGCTGGCCCGGGCAATCGTCGGCGTGGCCGATCAAGCCAGGGGCACTCTGTGAGGTGACTGTCTGTGATCAGCCTGTAATAACAGGTTATATAGACGCTGTAAATAGCAGTTATTCTGCGAACTCTCACAGCATTTCCGTGCGTGGCAGAGACAAGACGGCCGACCTGATCGACTGCTCTGCGGACAATATGACGCTTAAGAATCTACGCCTTGGCGAGATCGTGCGGCGCCTGATCAAACCGTTCGGAATTGAGTTCGTAGAAGAGTTTGTTTCTGACCTGTTAATTAAGCATTTCGTGGTGCAGACGGGAGAGTCCGTTTTTCAGACCATCGAAAAAGGCGCGCGCCTTGCTGGCGTGCTGCTGATGTCGGATGGCCGTGGCCGACTTGTGGCTACCCGGGCGAGCATGGCCAAGCGAGTGCAGACGGTGTTGCGCTCTGGTGAAAACATCCTCTCCGGATCCCTGACCGATTCTGCTCAGGATCTCTACTCACAGATCACGGTCAAGTCGCAGGTGTCGATGCCTGACATGAACAGTTTCGACCTGACGGGGTTGCAGCCGGCCGCAACGGTTCTCACCAAGGCCGAGGCAAGTGTGTCCGGATCCATGAAGCGCTATCGGCCGCTGATGATTCTGGCCGAATCCCAAGCAACCAATTCGTACTGCCGGACCCGGGCGGAGTGGGAAGCGGCGACGCGTCTGGCGGCCTCGCGGGTTGCAGAAGTCACGGTGGTCGGCTGGGTGGATGACAACGGTGATTTATGGCGGCCGAACACGATTGTGTCGGTGGTCGACGAGCACCTGAAGTTGGCCAACGAAATGCTCATCACCGACGTCGCCATGCAGCTTACGGACGCGGGTTCGATCACTCGCTTGCGGTTGGTCGATCCGCAGGCGTATGAGCCGCAGCCGGTGATTGTCGAAAAGGTTCCGCCGTCTTACTCCAGGTACAACTTGAAATGATTGACGAAAGAACACTAAACGCTTTTGTAGCTCGGATGCGAAACCGTATCCGGCTGATGGTCGGCAGAGTCCTACTCTCGATCGTTGATGATGACAAAACCATCCAGACGGCACAGGTGCAGGGGCTTGCCGGCGAAGTGCTCGAAGACGTCGAGCGCATCCAGCAGTACGGATTCACGTCCGTACCGCTCTCGGGTGCAGAAGGTGTGGCGGTCTTTTTGGGCGGCGAGCGTTCTGCCGGTTTGATCATCGCGACCGATGATCGCCGTTTTCGAGTCAAAGAGCTTCAGCCCGGCGAGGTGTGTCTTTATACCGATGAAGGAGACACGATCAGATTTTTGCGAGGCAAGCAAATCGCCATCACATCCGGCGGCAAGGTTTCGGTGGTCGCTCCGGACGTCGATGTGCAGGCCACCACGCTCAACGTCAAGGCGTCGACAGGGATTTTTGAGATCAATGATCTGACATTTGACACGCCCGTCATGAAGGTGACCGGGGACGTTCAGGATCATTCCGGGGGTGACGGGGCCAGAACCATGATGCAGATGCGAGGAACTTTCAACTCGCATACGCATCCTGAGACGAATGCGTCCGGAGGTTCGACGCAACCTCCCAACCAGGAGATGTAAATGGATATTCGAATGACCTACGACAACATCTCCCAGGCAGGGGATTTTGTCGTGACAAAAGGAGATCTGGCGACCGATCGCGATTTGGAAACGGCGGTTCTGATCAGTCTCTTTACAGATCGGCGAGCGTCGGACGACGACGTCGTTCCGGATGGCACAGACGACCGTCGTGGCTGTTGGATGGATGCTCTGATGGATATGCCTCTCGGCTCACGGATTTGGTTGCTTCGGCGAGAAAAGGTGATCCCGTCGACGGTGGCCGCACTCAAGGAATACATCGAAGAGGCATTGCAGTGGCTGTTGGATCAGCACGTTGCCCGGGCGGTGACGGTGACATGCACACCCGACTCTCGCAAGCATCAGATCACTGCGGCGATTGACATTGCGAGAAACGGACAGAACCGTCGGTATCAGTACGTTTGGAGACAACTAAATGGCATTTGAAAAACCGACTCTCAGAGAGCTCGTTGACCGAGCAAAAAGTGACATCAATGCGCGCTTGCCGGGTGTCGATGCACGTCTGCCGGCAAGCGTTCTGGGGGTGATTGCTCATGTGATTGCCGGCGGAGTGCATGGGCTTTATGGCTATCAGGATTACATCGCCCGGCAGATCCTCCCAGACACCGCCGACTCCGAGTTTTTGGACCGGCACGCGAGTCTGTGGGGCATGGCAAGAAAGCCTGCTGCGCCAGCGATTGGAAATATCACAATTAACGGCTCCGACGCCACCGAAATTTCGGTCGGTATGCAGCTCCAGCGAGCCGACGGGAAGCTCTTTGCCGTCGCCGAAACGACCCGGATTGATGGCACGTCCGCGACCGTTCAGGTCGTTGCGGTTGACGGTGGATCCGATTCAAACACGGATGCCGGAGTTGAACTGACATTGGTTGAGGCGGTTGCCGGCCTTGAGTCGAAAGCAACTGTTGCCGAAGGAGGCCTTTCTGGCGGTACCGACGTCGAGACGGACAGCGAGTTGCGCGAGCGCGTTCTGCAGAGAATGCGCACGCCGCCGCGTGCCGGCACTGCCGCAGACTACGTTGCCTGGGCGTTGGAGTGCGATGGTGTTACCCGCGCTTGGTGCATGCCGAACGCTCCTTTGGAGGGGCAGGTGACGGTCTATATCGCTTCTGACCAGGCAGGCATCTTTCCGAACGAGACTCTGCTCGAGACTGTCCAGGAATACATCGACAATCTTCGACCGGTGACGGCTGAGGTCTTCGTAGTGTCGCCGATCAAGAAGCAGATCAACATTGTGATCAACGGCTTGAGCCCGGACACGGACACCGTCCGGGGTGCGGTCAAGGCCGCGATCAGCGACTTTCTTTTCAATGTCGCCACTCCGGGCGGCACCATTTTTATCAGTCAGCTCCGGGCGGCCATCAGCGGCGCTGCCGGCGAAGTTGACCATGTACTGGTTTCGCCGACGGAGAACATCGTTTGCTCGACCGGTGAACTGGCCGTTCTCGGAGACGTGACATGGCAATGACAACAGAGAACTATCGGCTGCAGCTGGCTTCTTTGCTGCCTCGAGGAACGATCTGGGAACAGGCGTTTAGCGATGAGTCCGTGATGGGGCAGCTGATGACGGCCATGGCGGACTCTCTGTCGCGAGCTGATGACAAGGCCGAGCAGCTGATCGATGAGGCGGACCCACGTCAGACGACGTTGCTCTTCAGGCAATGGTTGAGTGTGTGGGGTGTTCCCAGCGACTGCATCCGGGCTTTTGTAGAGGCGCTGACTGACGAAAAGCTTCGACAGATCCTGGTTAAAAAGATTCAAGGCGTAGGACTTTCATCCCGCGCCTTTTTAATTGGGTTGGCCGCTGAAATGGGGGCTGAGGCATCGATTGAAGAGAAGCGCGCGTTCAAGTGCCGCAGTCGAGTCGATCAGCGCCTCTACAGCAAAGAGTGGCGCACGCACTGGTTCTTCGTTGTGTTGCACGACGACAGCGGAAAGCCCGTGAATTTTTCGTGCCGCAGCCGTGTCAATGAGCGGTTGGCGACCTGGGGGAACTCTGCTCTTGAGTGCTTGATCAAAGAGTTTTGCCCAGCGCATACGAAGGTCAGATTTATTTACTCAGAATAGGGGAAATTGGTATGAAATCATATTGGTGTGCGGATAGTGTTGAAACCAAGCCGGACTTGACCAAACTGACATCTTTCGGTTATCCCACGGATGGCAATCCAGAGCAGGGTTTTGAAGCAACTTTGCCTGGCGCGGCCTGGTTCTATCTCGTGAGTTTGATGCGCTCGCAGATTATCTCGGCGTGCTCAAAGACCGAGGATCCGAAGCTGGAAAATCAGTATTTGGAATGTCTGCGATCCTTTGATTGGGCTTTGGAGAAGTCGATCGATGGCTCGAAGATTAAGACGGCAACAATTGACAATGACCGCATCAAGCAAGGTGTGATTGCTTTTGACCGACTGGCAGCGGCGGCAATTGCAAATGAACAGCAGGCGATTGCTGGCACGGCGAAAAACCTCTTGATGACCCCGTACTTGGTGGCAAAAGCCATTGCTGCCCTCATTCCGCCGGCAATGCCTACCGGGATGATTTTTCCGTGGCCGGGTGATACTCCACCGGAGGGTGCCATCGTTGCTGACGGGCGCGAACTTTCGCGCACAACGTATGCAGGTCTGTTCTCAATTTTCGGTACGACGTACGGCGCTGGTGACGGTTCGACGACTTTCAATGTGCCAGATCTGGATGGGCGCTTTATCGAGCTCACGACGGATGCCGGAAGTGTCGGGCAATTTGTTGAACCTGGGTTACCGAACATCATCGGTAGTTCGGAATTGGATACTACTGTCGACGGGAATAGTCTCATATTTTTGGCATCCGGAGCATTTTCTCGGGACGTCGTACAGGCATCAGGCAGTTACGCTTCCTACCAGTCAGTAAACAGTGTTCCACGTCATGGTGTTTTCGACTTTGATGCATCACGATCTAATGCGCTTTATGGATCAGGCGCCGTAGTTCAGCCGCCCGCGATTTTCGGCCTGGCCTGCATAAAAATTTAGATCTTGATGCAAGCCAAAACCTGTAGTGATCGAGGTTGAACTGTGGCTGAAGCTCCAAAAACTGCATCGGACTTTGACGCATCAAAGCCCAGATGAGCGCCCAATGAATTTGTACCACTGGGCACTACATTCGTGCTTCCTGACTTGTAGAAAGCTCCTTGGTCGGTCACGTCAGCATAGATCAGGCCAGCGTTTGAAATAGCGTGCATCTTGATCTCACCAATGATGTTCGGTCCTGCCCGAACATCATTGGGTCGTTTCAGCTATTAGCTGGCTCGGCTGGTGCATCGACAGGCTCTTTCACAGACGTAGGAACCGATAGCAGAAAGAGTACCGACTTGGTTAGTGGAAGAACTCCGACAGAAAAGCAGTTTGACGCCTCTCTTTCATCTTCTGTGTATGGCGGCTCAGAGATCGTTCAGCCTGCATCGCTCCGTCTGATGCCTTGTATCAGAACTTGATGCAGGCAAGCGCCCGTACAGATTTGGGTTGTACGGTTGCTGACGCACCGTAAGTGGCGGAAGATCCAGAGGCATCAAAGCTGATCGACCTAAGGTATTTACCCGCAGCGTCTGCAAACCCTGCCCATCTTTGATCTACGTATACCATCGACAAGGCTCCAGACATAGACGAATTGCCATTGCCTACGCCAAGGCCGTTTGTTGACGAGATTTCACCAATGATGTTCGGGCAGGACCGAACATCACTGGCTCATCAAGCAGAACTACTGATCAAGGTCTGCTCTCGAGCGCTGCGGCAGTTCAAGGTGCGTTCCATTTAGCATCAGAATTTAGCTATTCCTCCGGGGTTCAACCATCTTCTGGTAAGACAATACGTTTGGGGTTCGATGCTTCTCTGTCTTCTTCGGTTTATGGCGCAAGTCAAACGATCCAGCCGTCAGCTATGCGCTTTTTGGCCTGTATCAAGGTCTAAATTTTGATGCAGGCTAGAGCGCTCAAGGCGGGCGGTTGGACGGTAGTAGAGCTTCCATAAATGGAACTGGATTGAGATGCGTTAAAAACGATTTTTACGCCATTTCCATATTCCGATATAAGTCGTCTACCCTCTGTAGAGTCAGTTTCAAATGCTCCGTAAGGGTCTTGTGTGTTGTTCCAAGCGGCAGGCTGATTGCCCCCAGCGATCCCGCCAGTGATGTTCGGCTATCCAGATCCGAACATCATTGGTGAAATCTCGTCAACAAACGGC